GTCCGCCTTTCCTTTAGCGCCTGACGGAGTCGATATGGCCCTGACCCTTACGATCACCGATGCCGGCCGTGCGGCACTCGTCAACGCCGCGCACAGCGGCACCAACGCGGTCCAGATCGCCGCGGTCGGCGTGTCGGGCGCGGGCGTGGCGCCGCTGCCGACCAGCACGACGCTGCCCGGCGAATACAAGCGCATCGCGACCATCTCGGGGGCGGCTGTCGCATCGGACATCATCCACCTCGTGGTGCGCGACGAGTCCGCCGACGCTTATCCGTTGCGGACCTTCGCGCTGTACCTCGAAGACGGTACGATGTTCGCGATCTACGGCCAGGCCGATACGATCGTCGAGAAGTCGGCCGCGTCGCTGCTGCTGCTCGCGATCGACATCGCGCTGGTCGGCGTACCCGCCGACCGGATTACCTTCGGCAACGCCAACTTCCTCAACCCGCCGGCAACGACGGCGACGGCCGGCGTGATCGAGCTGGCGACCGACGCCGAGGCGGCAGCGATGGCCGACGCGGTGCGTGCGCTGACGCCTAAGAGCATGGCCGTCATCATGACCGCCGCGAACATCATTGCGCGTATGCTGACGGTCGACGGTTCCGGCTCCGGTCTCGATGCAGACATGCTCGATGGGCGGCACGCATCCGAGTTCGCGCTGTTGACCGGCGCGGCATTCGCAGGCGCGCTGTCGTCGTCGACCTTCGCCGCGTCGACCAACATCACCGCAGGCGCGACGGTCGCGGCCAACTCGGTGCTGATCGGCGGGCTTCCTGCCTGGCACCCGGGCAATGACGGTGCCGGATCCGGGCTCGACGCCGATCTGCTGCGCGGTCAGGTGCCGTCGTCAGGCGAGGGCGCAAACACGGTCATGACCCGCGACGGCAACGGTGACACGTCGGTGCGCAACCTCAATCTGTTTGCGCCGGTCGAGGCGATCAACGTCATCAACATCGTCGTCACCGCAGCCGATGGGCGGACGCTCAAGAAGGTCACCGCCGAGACCTTCCTGAAGTCGCTCGATCTCGTCACCGCCAGCAACGGCGCGTCGTTTGCCAAGGCGCTCAGCGCGCCCTCGCTGACGATCCAGACCAATATCACGGCAGGCGCTACGGTCAGCGCCAATTCCTTCGTGGTAGGTGGGAGCCCCGTCTGGCACCCGTCGAATGACGGCGCCGGCTCTGGGCTCGACTCCGATCTGCTCGATGGGCAGCAGGGCGCCTGGTACGCCGATATTGCCGGACGCCTCGGCTATACGCCCGCCCGTCGTGGCGGCGACACGTTCACAGGGCCATTCGGCCGCGACGCGCAATTCTTCCTCGATCTGGCGGGCGGCAATGCCACGCTCACCATGGGCGACGGCGCGTCCGTCGTGTTCGACCGTGCCAACAACGCGTTCCGCTTCAACGTAGGCGGCGCCGAGCGGCTCGTCCTGACGCCAAACGGCATGTACGCGATCACGCCGATCATCAAAGGCAATGCGGGCAAGTTCCTGCATCATGCCGATGGTGCGATCGTCGGCGACACGATCACGCGCAGCGCGGGCGCGCCTGCGGGCGGTAGTGACGGCGACCTGCATATCGAGGCCAGCCCCGGCGCTGGCACGATCCGCCTCTGGCACAATTATGGTGGCCAATGGCTTCGCACCTAGGAGGGACCCAATGAAGACGACGATTGGCAGATATGATTCCGCGACCCGCTCCGTACCAGTCGTGTTCGATCCTGACGGGATCGCGCATGCGCGAAGCGTCAACGCCTGCCACCTCGAGGATGGCAGCTATGATCGCAAGGGAACCGTCGCGCGCGTCGCCGAGGTGGCGCTGGGCGTGGCGGTGAAGGCCAATCTTGGCGTAATCAGTGCTCCGGTTGAACCGGAGGCGACCCCCGCCTGACGCCTTCGGGTGTGGGATCGCATTCCACACCCGCCACACCGCGCGTTACGCCATTCGCGGCGCCAATGTCCCGCGTCATGAACGCGCTCCCCGATCCCCGCCGCATTATCGGCAACATCATCCGTCTCGGCACCATCGACAGCGTCGATCGTGCCGATGCGACGTGCCGCGTGCGGATTGGCGAGATCGTCACCGGCGACATCTGCTGGATCGTCCAGCGTGCCGGCAACACCCGCATCTGGTCACCGCCCACGATCGGCGAGCAATGCCTGCTGCTTTGTCCCGAAGGCGACACCGATGGCGGCGTCGCCGTGCTCGGGCTGTTCTCCGATGCGATGCCCGCGCCCTCGACCGAGGATCTGGATCTGATCCAGTTCGGCGACGGCGCGATCCTGTCCTATGACGCGCACGCGCATCTGCTCGTCGCGCAGCTGCCTGCGGGCGGCAAGGTTCGCATTGATGCGCCGGGTGGCGTGACGATCACCGGGCCAGTCTCGATTACCGGCGACGTGACGATCACCGGCAAGGCAACCGCAAGCGACGACGTGATCGGCGGGGGTAAGAGCCTCAAGTCGCATGTGCATACCGGCGTGCAAGCTGGCGGCGCGGTCTCGGGACCGCCGCGATGAGCACGCGCCCTAAAGCACTAGGTGAAACCGAAACGCCACTCTGGCGCCGCGCGCTAATCTCGATCGGTGCGCTGCTGCTCTTCACCGCCGTGGCCTCGGTGCCTCTGTTTGGTTTGTACGCGCTCAATGTCCAGATCGCTGCTGCCTTCGCAGGACCGAAGCGATGATCGGTATGAGCGCCGTCACCGGCAAGCCGCTCGTAGGGCTCGACCATCTGCGCCAGTCGATCGCCGACATACTGTCGACGCCGATCGGCACGCGTGTCGGCCGGCGCGAATACGGTTCACTGCTCGCCGATTTGGTCGACCAGCCCATGAACGCGGTCGGGCGGATGCGCCTGATGGCCGCAACGGCGCTCGCCATTCAGCGCTGGGAGCCGCGGGTCACGCTGTCGGCCGTCGTCATCGAGCAGACCGGTCCCGGCACATTTTCAGCCCAGCTCGCTGGCCGACGCACCGACGTGACCGGCCCGAACGCCAGCACACGTCTCACCGTCCCGCTGCCCCGCAGCAGCCCCACCGTTTACGCCTGAAGGAGCCACCATGCACGGCATCACCATCAAAGAAGTGACCGAGGGCGCCCGTTCGCTCGTCCTTGCCGCAACGGCAGTCATCGGTCTGGTCGCGACCGCCACGGCGCCGGCAGGCGCTGCCACCGAAGCGCTCGACGCGGCCTTCCCGCTCAATCGTCCCGTCCTCGTCGTCGACCTCGAGGCGGCGATCGGCGTGGCCGGCACCACGGGTACGCTGGCATCGGCGCTCCGCGCTATCGCCGACCAGGCAAAAGCCCCCGTCGTCGTCGTGCGCGTTACCGCTGGCGCGGATGCCGCGGCGACCAGCGCGAACGTCATCGGCGCCACGGCAAACGGTCTGAAGACGGGCATGCAGGCGCTGCTCGCCGCTGAATCGCAGCTCGGCGTAAAGCCGCGGGTCCTCGGCGCGCCGGGCCTCGATACGCAAGCGGTCACGACCGCGTTGGTCATCATCGCGCAGAAGCTGCGCGGCTTCGCCTATGCCTCCGCGATCGGCGCGGACATCACCGCGGCGATTACCTATCGGGCCAATTTCGCTGCGCGCGAGCTGATGCTGATCCATCCGGATTTCATCGCCTTCGATACGAGGGTCGCGGCGAACGCGACCAGCTATGCGGTCGCCCGCGCCCTCGGCCTGCGCGCCCGCATCGACCAGGAGGAGGGCTTCCACAAGTCGCTGTCCAACGTCGCGGTCGAAGGCGTCGTCGGCCTCACCAAAGATATCCAGTTCGATGTCCAGGACGAGAACAGCGACGCCGCGCGCCTCAACGACAAGCAGGTGACCGCCCTCATACGGGCGGGCGGGGGCTTTCGCTTCTGGGGTAACCGGACCTGCATCGACGCGACGTCGCCCTTCACCTTCGAGACCGCCACGCGCACCGCGCAGGTGCTGCTCGACACGATCGGCGCCGGCATGATGTGGGCGATCGACAAGCCGCTGCGGCCGAGCCTTGCGAAAGACATCGTCG